GGCTCTACAATTTTGCTATCGACGACCTTGCGCGTGCGGCCAAGAAATGGCCAGACACTTTGATGCTGAATAGCCTGCGGACTGGTCAAAGCACCATCTGTTACGATGGTCAGAATTTCTTCGATACGGTCCATCCCGTTGACACGTACACGGGCCAAGTGGCTGCCGCCAATCAGCAAAACTACTGGTCTTCCGGTAAAGCTCTGACTGCGGACAACTACCAGACCGTGCGCGCCACGATGATGACTTACAAGGGCGAAGACGGCCTGCCGTTTGGCGTGATGCCGAACCTTCTGATTGTTCCCCCTCAACTCGAAGTGACCGCGAACCTGATCTGCAAAGGCGACTTTATTGCGCCCCAGACCCTTGGGGCGAATACCCAGGTTGGTACCAACAGTAACCCGCTCAAGGGCACCGCGGAAGTTCTGGTTATCCCGGAGCTCAGCATCGATGCCGCTACTTGGTATCTGTTTGACACGACCAAGAGCATCAAGCCCTTTCTTTTCCAGCAACGGCAAGCGCCCGTGATGAACCAGCTTATCGACCCGAAGAGCGAGAACGTTTTCAAACGCAAGAAGTTCGTCTACGGCGTTGATACACGCGGTAACACGGCGCCCGCCCTTTGGTGGATGGCTGCGAAAGCGGCGGCTTAGTCATGGGCCCCGGCTCGATTTACGTCGAGGTGATGTGCTCGACTGGGCAGCAATATCGACGCGGCGATCGTTACTTCCACCCGTATTGGGAGGAACACATGGTCGACGCAGAGATGGCAGCCTTGATCGAGTCGGACCCTCATTTGCGTGTTCGCAAACTGACAGAGGAAGATACGGCCGAGAAGCGTCACTCGCACGCGGTGCACTCTCACAACGAGGCAGTAGAGTCTGAGCGCATTGCGCATGCAATGTGGCAAACGGCCAAGACGAGAGCGGAGAAGCTGAAAGCAGTGGTTGAGGAACTCGCTCCAAAACCACGCAAGAAGGCTCCCGAGCCGACGCCGGTAACGGACGCGTTCAAGGTTGCAGTTAAGAAATGAGCCAGTATGCAACGCTAACGGACCTGGCCAACGCAGTGTCCGCAAACGCGATTTCGGGCATTGCAACGCCCACTCAAACAGCGGCGTTGCAGAACGCTTCCGACCTAGCAGACGGCTTTTTAGCGAGCCAGTACAAGCTCCCCATCACGCTATGGGGCACCGACCTAACCAGGGCCGTGTGCCACATAGCAGCATGGGACCTGTTGAACCAGCGAGGGTTCAATCCAGAGGGCACCGACTCGACCTTTCGCACTCGTTACGACGATGCGATGGATTGGCTGACCAAGATTGCGCGTGGGTTACTCAATCCCCCAGGCATCAAGGACAGCACGCCGGCAGCCAGAGACGGCGCACCGCTGGTGTTTAGCGGGCAAGGCGGCAACACGATTGGTGGCAACATCGTCTACCCGATGGGTGTGACCCCGTATCCGTACGGGCCAAGCGGTAACGGTACCAGGGGCTGGTAAGAACATGGCCGTAAAGGGCGATTACGGCAAACTGGATAGCCTAATAACGCGGCTAGGCGCCGCGGACTTGGCGGAGTTCCATGTGAGGCTTCACAAGCTGTGCGCGATGAAGGCGGAATCCCTCGTAAAAAAGGAGTTCCGCGCTTCGACTGACCCGTACGGTAAGGCCTGGGCGAAGCTAAAATATCGGCAAGGGAAGCCGTTGCAGAACACCGGTATTATGGCCAGTAGCGTGCATACCGGGCCCAACGCGGACGGCTTCTATATCGAAATAGACACATCTTACGCGGTGTATCATCAGTCCGGCACGAAGCGTATTCCTAAGCGCCAAATCATTCCCGAAGGCGCATGGCCACAGGAGTGGGTCACGGCGATGGGAGGCATCGCGGAAACGCTATTTCACAAGATGTTCACTAAATGAGCTTCACCGAACTATTCAATGACGTGTCTGCCACACTCTCGGGTGTAGCTCCCAGTGCCACAGACCGACGCGGACTAGCCGCCAACGACAGCCCGCCACGCTACGTTTGGGTCCCCCTCAGCGAGACGTACGAGACGCCGCAAGCTAAGGGTCAGTCCCCTATAGGCGTCGTGGGCGGGCACGGTGCGGCACGGTCTCTGTTTGACCTCCTGTTCACGTTCGAGGTGCATTGCTGGGGCAAGGATATTCCGGCTGTCGAGGTGTTACGCCAGGCCCTAATAACGGCCGTACGCGCAAGCACGCGACGTAACGCCACGTTCAATGGCGCGCAATGGACAACGCCCGCGTTTGCGGACTTCGGTTACGTCTCGACCGTCAACATTACTGCAAGATTTACGATGCTCGAATCGGCCATGCCGGGCGACGCAAACCCACTCAATAAAACGATTACGCAAGTAACCTTAGACACATCCGGCTCCTCTCTCACAGACGGGATTATTCAGGCCGGCGAAGGATAGAATATATGGAACAGACTCTTGAGTCGTGGCGCTCAGACGCCGCGAAGTGCGAAGCTTTGTGCGCGCACTATAAGATTGACCGCATGGGATACGTGTCCCTTTGCGATGGCGCCAAGGCGATGCATTCGTTTGGCGAGGGCAAGATTCTTAGTGAAGATGAATTTGATCACGTCTTTGGCGCAATGGCGTCCGTAGGGTGTAAATAATGGCTTTGCCGGATGTCACGCTATCCGTTGCCGATGGCGCGCTCGGATCGCTTCCGCCGAACACGTCGAATATCCACGTAAAACTTGGCGTGTCCACAACCGGGACCGTCAATACTCTCTATCAGCTCAGCTCTGTTGATACTGTTAAGAGCGTACTCACGAGCGGCCCATTGGCCGAAGTTGCAGCGTACCATCTCACGATTGCTGGAGGGCCAGTGCTCTGCATGCCCATCAACGCGAGCGTTGCGGGCGCGTCCACGGCCGTTACGCAAGTCGGTACGGGCCCTGCCGTTACGCTCACAGGGGCGCCTAACGATGAGTACATCGCCGTTGTCACGGTTGTTACCGGGGGAGCCGTTGGCACCGCGACGTTTACCTATTCGGTAGACAGCGGGAATACGGTTTCCGCGGTTATCACCACGGCATCAACGTACCTCATTCCAGGCACCGGCGTGACGCTGAACTTCGCCGCCGGCACCTACGTGGCAGCCACGACATACTCGTTTTCGACTACGCCCCCCGGGTTCTCGTCGACAGACATAACGAATGCCATGACGGCGCTGTTTGGCTACTCGCAATCGTGGGGCATCTTGCACCTCGTAGGCGCGTCGTCAGGGAGCACGGACTCCGCAAACGCAACGGCGAGCGCTGGGATCTTCGCCGTTCTTGCCACCCAGATGGCGGGCGCGTTCACGAACTACCGCTACGCACGCGCTGTCATGGAAGCGCCAGACCAGGTGCTTCTTGGCCAGCAAACGACCGTGACGGACGGACTTCTCTCTGCCGCCTTCGCCGCTTCTGGAGACACCCGAGTGGGCGTTGCCGCGGGTTACGTTGACCTCACGAGCGTGCTCACGGGCCGGCAAGTCCGCCGGGCTGCCGCGTGGCCAATAACGGCCCGCCTCGGTGCGCGTTCCATCGTGACCGACCCAGGTCGATACTCAGACGGCAACCTTCCAGGCATCGTACGCGTATGGCGTGACGAGCGCAAACAGCCCGGCCTGGACGCGGCTCGGTTTATGACCATCCGCACCCATATCGGGACCGTAGGCTACTTCGCGAGCGACGGCGTCATGATGGCCCCCACGGGCTCAGACTACGCCTATATCGCCAACGGGCGGGTTATGGACCTCATCTGCGCCGTGGCTCGGCCTGCCATGCTGCACTACCTGAACGATTCGGTCCGGGTTAACCCGGACGGGACGATCAACGACAAGGATGCACGCGCGATCGAGCAATACATCTCGGCCGCGATCAAGGCAGCCGTGTTGCAGCCTGGATACATCTCGCCCCCCACTGGGTCGACACCGCTGGTTCAAGTGAACCGCACGAACAACGTGCTTTCCACAGCGCAACTACTCGTAAAAATCCGCGCGACACCGCTCGGGTATCTCCGCGCTATTACGGCGGACCTCGGTTTCAATAACGTTTCCCTTGCTCTGAGCTAATATAAATGGCTATCAGTTATCCGCTTATCAATGGCGTGCGGTTTGACGCGTCAAGTTTCGAAATCAAGGTCAACGGCACGACCATCCTCGGCGTAAAGGAGCTTTCCTACGGCGACGGGCTAGAGCCGGGCGAAGTGCGCGGCACATCTCCCCAGAGGCTTGGCCGGACGCGTGGCAAGTACGATGCGGAGGGCTCGATTACGCTGTTCAAGGACGAGTCGGTTGCGTTCGAGCAGTCGCTGCAAGGCATCAGCGGCCTTATCGGTGGCGCCATCGGTGGCGTCATCGGCGTGGCCGTGTCGCTGTCCGGTCTTGGCGGGTCGTCAGGGCTGTACGAATCGGTATTTGACATCGTAGTGAACATTAGCGAATCGGACCGCCCGACCGTTACGGACACGATTGTGGGCTGCCGCGTAAAGAAAGCCGACAAGAACATGCCGGGGTCTCCCGAGGCTGCCGAGGTAAAGTACGATCTTGATGTAATGTACATTTTGCATAACGGCGCGTCGCCGATATCCAACCTAAGGCAGTAAAAAGTGGAAGAGATTCTAGAAGAGCTTCGCGCTAAGTACGATGAGCTTTGGTCAATCGACACCAAATTCGGACCCGTCGTATTCAAGTGTCCGGCTCCCATTGAGCATCGTAAATTCATGTCGCGCATCGCGAAGGGGCAAGACCTGCTTCCTGATGTCGTCAATGAACTTGCTAAAAAGGTTGTGGTCTACCCTGACGCTGCGGCCTTCTCTAAGATTCTCGATAGCAGGCCAGGGCTAGCGCAACGAATCGTTGGCGACGCGATGCGTGTCGCGGGCGATGAGGAGGCTACGGAAGGAAAAAAATTGTAAGCCTCTACCGGGAGGCTAGAACCGACTTAAGCGCGCACGGCCACACGCTGGGCGCGTTTCTTCGGTACAACACGGCGGCCATCCCAGATGAGGACGACCGTGTGAGTGCCGCGGCCGGTGGCATTCTTATTTCTGAATTTATGCGCTCTGTCGTGTCCTTAGTCGAATCGTTCGCGAAGAAGAAGTAAGTGGAAAATCTCAAATTTCTTTTCGAGCTTGTCGACAAGATGAGCGCTCCTGCCGGCAAGATCGTCAAGACGCTTACCCAGCAGAAGACGAAGATGGACGCGCTAAAAAAGCCGTTCCAGGTCATGGACAAGTCCGTGCGCACGGTGGGTAGCGGCTTCAAGGGCATGGGCGCGTCCATCGTCGACATGGGCGCTCCGGATCGGCTGGCACAGCTCGAGTACTGGACCACCGAGCGGGGCATGCGCGGCACGCGTCTGTTCAACC